AAGGTAGTCAGCCCTCTCATAGTGCCACGAAGGGCAGTACGGGTCACGCCAGTGCCAATGAGATTATCTGCTATCTGGAAGGCTAGGGCACCACCACGAAGGCCTTGGATACCTTGTAGTGCAAATGGAGCAACAAGGACTATAGCAGCAGGATTGAGTAGCTCGGTGCCTATGTCCTCTACAATCTGGCTCTGGATGATGTCGGCTGACTCACCCGCAATGTTGGAGATGACGGGGATGCCTGCGGACTCTACCTGTTCAAAGGGTTCACCAGCAATGTTCTGTAGCTCCCGCACTACGGGCCGGCTAATCTTTGCCCCTACCTCAAAGGGTGTTTCACCTTCAGGGTCAAAGGCAGGGAACTGACCCGTCTTGGTGCGAGCGAAGGGTCCACCTATCAGTGGGTCCTTTTCCAGTTCCCCTATACCTGCGGCCAATCCACTTAATGCTATCTCAGGAACTGCCTCACCCAGTTCGGGTATCTGTCCTCGCTTCACTCCACCTAGGGCAGCTGTCTCCTCAAAAGCAAGCTGGAAGGGTGCGAAGGCTGTACCAACAACTTTGTCGAACAGGCCCTTGCCCTTTGTGGGCTGAGACTTCCTCAGCAGGTCGCCCATTTCAGTATCTAGCCTCTCAAGGGCAAGGCTTTCGATGGTAGTTCCAGGAGGCGTTCTCCCTGACGGGAAGCTGGTTTTGGCTTCCTCCATCAGAGTAGCGAGCCTAAACTGGCCTCTAAGTTGAGCGTCAATCATCCAGGGTTCGTAGCCCTCTATTGACAGGTCAGACCGGAACTGCTTGATGGCTGCCTCAGTTTCCTCATTGTACTGAGTCCTAAAGGGAATAGGTGGCTGGACTCCACCCTCCCTAGCAGCTTCAAGAGTATCAGGTGGAACGGGCTGACGAGGCCTAACCATGCCAGCATCTACACGCCTAGACGTTACGCTTAGGTATCGGCGCACATTCTTCGCCGCATCATCAGGCGACATTCCCATACCTGTTAGGCGCTTAACAGTCCTCTGGAACTGTTCGTTCTCGGTGCCAGGTTGGTTATCCTCTAATGCCCTGGAAGGTGTAAGGATTGATGGGTCAATCCCTCTATCCCGTAGGGAGGTAGCTGCAAGCCGTGTAAACGCATTAGTGGCAGCCTTGAACCTGAAGGCTGCTCTAGCCTGTAGTTGCTCGGCTCGCTTAGGTTCGTACTCCCAGGGCTTGCCCATAACCTATCTCACTATCTGGTAGATTGTGTAAGGCACAAAGAGGACTAGGCTCAGACTCACTGCCAACATGATACCCATAGCTAAGGCCTGGATAATGCCACCTAGGGCCTTGGTAAGCATTACCTTAAGCCTCGAAGCTGTAGGATTCGCTGCAACATAGATTTACCTTCTGGTGTTCTGGAAAAATCTACAGGGCCTGGTAGGTTGAAGAAGCGGTCCCGTAAGCCCGAAACCTGACCTCTAAGCCTTTCGTCCTCTCGAATTATAGGAGTTATAGCTCTAGGGTCGTTACGTTGGAGTGAACCTTGCTGCCCAAATGCCCTTCTACGAGCAATATCGGCAACCTGGCTAGGCAGCGCCCTAGCAGGCCCTCTACCCGGAGGCTGTGGAGATGGTATTAGCCTGCTACCAGCCTGTGAAGATGTCCCTATTCCCCCACCTAGGAACTTCCTCGTCGTATCCAAGTCTCTCTGAGTAACTTCACTACCAAATGCGTCTCCTGCTTCAACGCGCCGTGCCCTTGCCTTCCTAGCATTCAGAGCATCCTCTACAGGGTCGTGTAGTGCCATTAGGGTCCTCCTTTAGAACCTAAACTGTGTCCGTTGTTGTGGAAGTGTGGGTACAAATCCCTCTTCTAGCTCGGTAAAGAAGTCCTCAGGATTTATACCTGCAAGCTGTGTCTCAGGGCCCTCATCAATGTCAACACCACCTCTGAGGAAGCTGGACAGGATACCCACATCTGTAGGACTAAAGCCTCGGAGTTGGGACCTACTGATAGCCCCTGTGGAAGGTATATCTACTCCAAATTGACCTGTTCCTACAGACACACCCTCTCCCTCCAAGTCAAGAGCCGTTTGGAAGAGGTCCTGAATCTCAATGTCAGACCTTGCCTCACCAGTGGTAGGCGTGAAGCCCTGCTCTTGCAGACTCCTCTTGAATAACTCAAAGGCCACGAAGTCGGCAGGGTTGGCACCTAGCTGGGCCTCAGTAAGCCTGCGAGCATCCGTATCCCTCTGTTCCTGGAGAGCTATACGGTCCCTCTCCAGCTGAGCCAACTGGTCGGCAATGAACTTTTCTAGGGTTAGCTGCTTCTCAAATTGCTCGGCTTGGAGGCCTGGGAGAACTGGAACGCTAGTCTTGGATACAGCAGTGGAGGCCTTAGGCGCCGCCTTAGCCGCTGTAGGAGCTGCTTTAGGGGCAGCAGCTTTGACCTCGGCAGCAGTCTTAATAACAGTACCTATCTGTAGAAACCTGGGATTGAAGTTAGCAGGTAGACCAGACGGCCCCAACAACTCACGCCACCTGCTACCGCTACCTAGGACACGTTGGGCTATAGCCCACAGGGTATCACCTGATTTGACAGTGGTAGCCATTACAGGAATCCTTTCGCTATCGCTATAGCCTCATCAAGTGCAGCACCAGAAGGCACACCTATATCTGTTAGACTAGGCGATTCTGCCACTATGTCTTGAGCCATCTGGAAGGGGTCGAAGTTGATGGTTTGTGCCTCACGGGGTGCTATGCCTAGCTGCTCTCCAATACCTCCAGGCTGGTTTCCTGGTGCAAACTTAGCACCTATAGGAATAGTAAACGGCTGGATACCTATGAACTGGTCACCCGCTTCACTAAAGGCATCTAGGCGTTTGTTGAACTCACCTAGTGCCTGGTCAGTCTTAAGCCGGCCAGCATCTATTTCAGCGGACAACTCAGCAATGGTGCCCTGAATGAAGGTAGAGAGGTTCTGGGCATGGACTTGGGACCGCTGTATGGCTAGTTCAGCAGCAGTAGGACCTTGAGCACCATCACCATTATTGCCCAGTATCTCATCGGTTACCCACTTAGGAGCCAACGTGAAGCCTGTGACAACGGTTTGAAGTATACCGTCAATGAATTCCTCACCATAAGTAGGTACAAAGGCAAATCCACCCGCATCTAGGACTAGATTGGAATTAGCTAACTCAGCTTCCGTTAGCGCGTGACCATCCAGGTAGCTAAAGTAACCTGTCGGGCCTGCACCTGACGGAGGTGGTAGCGAACCTCCAGTACCTACTATCTGAGGACCAACTTGTAGTGAGGCGAGTATGTCCGCGCCTAGGTCACCATTAGGCATTAGACTGCCCTCCTTGGAGAGGTCATGCGATTCATTTTAGCGACGAACTCCTCTAGGTCCTTACGCACTAGCTCCTCCGCATTAGGCTTGCCACGGTGACGCTCGGTTAGCTTGTTAGTCAGGCCTTCCCAATCCTCTGGAGTCATAGACATAAAGCGGTCAATCTGTTCGCTAGGTGTTAGAGGTACACTACCATATGGGTAGCCTTCCTCTAGTGCTTGGATGAGCGTTTCCCTAGTCTCCAGATACCAAGCCGTTAGGTCCTTAGCTATAGAGTCTAGTGAGGGTCCGGTGATAAGAGGCATTAGAACTGCTCCCTACCAGGAGTAGAGCCTGACTCCTCTGGTGGCTGTCTAGGCTGACCCTGGCGAGTGCGTCCTCCCATAGACTGTAGCATTTCTAGGATGGCAGCCTGTGAGCCTTGGCTAGCCTGTGGAATCCGTTGGTTACCTCCACCACCACCGTTCTGTGAGACTATAGGCTGACCATCAGGCCCAACCAGCTGCTCTTGTGGAGAAGGCAGGATACCTACGGTCTGTAGCACGTCCTCATAGAGAACAGGCTTCATCATCTCTTGTAGGTCTTGGAGCATCCTGGCCCGTATCTCACCTTCGGGCTGCTCTATGCGTAAGCCTTTCTCAAGGAAGAAGCGGCGAGTGATGTGGCCTTGCGTGTGCATACGGTCATAGAACTGGCCTTCTGCTATGAGGTTCTGTGGGAGTAGAGGGTCAATGTCAACCTCTATAGTAGCAGGCCAGTCCTTCACGTCACTAGGCTTGAGTGACTTGTCTCCTACCCATATCTCCTGTCGAGAGCGGGTGACTAGCTGGCCTTCCATCCACTCTATCAGGCTAACTAGGCAATCACCATAGGACTCAATGAGGTACTCAAACTGGCTCTTAGCCATCATGTAGAGGGAGTTATCACGGTAGCCAGAGCCTCCAGCCCCAGGTGGTTCACCTTTGAAGATAGGTGATACACCGTGCTGCCCCATTATTGTCATTAGGAGTTGGATATAGGGCATGGCCCCAAAGACATCGCCTACATTTGCAAAGGGGTCTATGACTTTGGCGCCCGCAGGTAAGGCTGTGGACTTCTCAGCCGAGAAGGTGTAAGTCTTGGGCACAGGGTTGTTGTCCTCACCCGTTACTGTCTCAGGCTGGAAGTCGTCTGGTACTTCCAAGGTCAGGCGCTTGCGAACCAGTAGCTCCACAGCCTCGCCCATACGGGTTAGAGCACGGTTGATGAGAGGCTCGTTGTGGCGGAACCCCTCGGCCACTGAAATGCCTATCTTGTCAGGGTCCTTGCTGCTGGTTATACGACCTACGCAGATGAAGTATTTGCAGCTAGGGTCACCTACCTCTTGGTAGACTAGGCGGTTATTAAGATAGACCTGATAGACACCTTTGGAATTAGGCATACGCTCTCGACGGTACTCAGTGACGAGGACCATAGTTTCGGAGCTGGTGCCTTCAGGGAACGAGCGAATCTCTTGGTCAGGCTGTCCCTCAGTAGCGGAAACAGCCTGAGCAGTTCCCTCATCCATAACCACAGGAAAAGCCTTGAGTTCTGCATCGGTGTCTATGCCATACGCAGGGTAGACATCCCGCTTGGATTTCCAGGAGTGTTCAATGGATTCGGTAATCTCGTTACCGGGACCGAGTCGGAAGTAGAACGTAAGAGGGTGAATGGTGATGACACGGAATGGAGGTCCCCACTTACGCTTCAGGGCTTTTACGCGGTCTCTAAAGTCCTTGTCAGATTCACCTTTGTTGCGCTTACGTTCCTCTTTAGGCCAAGGGTAGTATGCACCTTTGAGTATACCTATACCTAGACCAGCCTGGGCATCCACCAGCTCTACGAGTACGTGGACAGGCTTTCGTATCCAGATAAGGACTCTGGCCCAAAAGGACTCACGCTTGCTAGAGTTCCCCTCAGCCTTGTTACCCTCACGAAGCCCGGTGAAGATTACGTTAGGTACGTTGGCTGTGAGTGAGGCCTTAATGTTCTCAATTAGCTCACTGGTGGCCCCGATGCGGACCTCTAATCCACTTGGTTTTTCTCCTGTGGGTAGCTGGATAGGGTCCTCATAGTGTCGCAGTAGCTCTATCTCGGACATCTTGGTGTGAAGGCCCCTCATCTCACCCTTCAGTTCCTGCAACAGGGAGTTGACATACTGAGGTGAGACTACAGGTTTGATGCCTTCGACCATATCGTGCGCCATCCTAGAATCCTCTCAAACTCACATCGACAGTGGAGCCTGCTACCAGAGACTCACACATGACAGCGGCTATGGCCATAGAGTCCAGGCGGTCGTCGTTGCGATGGCTACCAGTGGGCGAGAAGGAGCATAGTTCATCCTCTAGTGACACACCATCCAGTAGTGGTAGGTCTTGTGGAATGAATAGCTTACCACTGGCAAACAGAGCATCTAGGTAGAGTGCCCGACCTGTCTTGTCACGGTCCAGCCCTAGTACCTTCTGCTGCACATTACGCCTGGTCCTGTAAGGAATCTCCTTGAATGGAAGTTGGTGGCGACGGCGCATACCCTGTAGGAAACTAAGCTGGAAGCCTACGGTCTCCAAGGCCACTGTACGCAGGCCAGACGTGCGTTTAGCTATCTGGACTATCTTGGCTTCCAGGTCAGGAGTCTCCACCTTGCCAGCCCACATATCCACTAGGTACATCCACTTGGTTTTGATGTCTACTCCCATAGTGGCTATAGCGGAGTAATCAGCAAAGGTCTTAGTGGAAGCCGCAGGGTCTACTGCCATGACGAACTGCATAGGGTGTTCTGGTATAAGGGCCGCGTTCCAGTATGCAATATGGTCACGCAGGATGATATTGCCCTTGACAGCCTGGGGGTTGCACATGAAGGTGAGAGCGAAGAGGATGGAACCCTTGTCCTTGTGTATTCTCTCAACCTTCTCCATTGGGAACCTAGTAGGAGAGAGGGTAGGACCCCAAGGGTAAGGGCCAACTATAGGCATCTCGTAAATGGTGAAGCCCATATCAGCGAAGGTAGCCACTAGGTCATTCTGTCCCCAACGTGTGAGGATAACTACAATTCGACCATCATGAGGATAGTAGTCGTTTCCCTTCTCCATCAGGCGGTCTATGATGACACCCCTAATCTTCTCCACCTGAGAAGACATTGTGGTAGGACTACTAACATCGTCCTGGTCAGTCGGGTCGTCAATGATAATAATGTTAAAGTGGAGTCCCTGGTAGGGACCGTTGAGGCCTGTCCCCATGAGAGTGGGGTCGGGGTCCTCAATGTCACGCTGCACGAACAGGACGTTTTTAGTCCACTGAGCCTCAGTATCCTCCTCAACATCGAAGGCTGCCTTATAGATATTGTTGCTCTGAATAGTGGAACTTATAGCCATGACCTGTTTCTGAGCCTGCTCACCAGTATTCATTATCCAGAGGATACGGACGTTAGGGTTCTTGCCTATCTCCCTCTCCACGAAGTCACGGACTGTGGTGGACTTGTAGGTATCTGGAGGGCAAACGATGACCGTGCGGTTACGAGTCTCTAGGGCTTCTGCCCAGGCGTCCTGATAGAGTTCGTACTCACGGCGATGGACGGCTTTGGCGTAGGTACGAGCATCGCCATCGCGGGCCGCTAGGGCCAGAGTGGAGATACTGTCCAGTGCAGGTGCCTCAGCTACAACCATTACTTACTCTGGAGTATATGACCTGGGCACGACCCGCCCGTAAAAGGAGCATAGCAGTATCCTTTAGGACAATAATACAGTGGGGCACCAGTGGTCAATGAATAGCTTATCATAGTACCTCACCCTCAAGGGGCTTCTCACCATTAGGTTCTGGTAGTTCAGGTGTCTCTGCTAGGACTCGCTTGCCCGCCTCAAAGTTCTCCAGTAGCTCACGGGCTGCGGCACGTTTGGCGTTCTCACCTTCTACCGCCGTGCCCTCCACCGTGACTGTGATACTTTCACGATAACTACCGGGTGGCATATGGTCAGTCTCCGGCACCAGTGCTCGTTGGACCGCTATGATGTCCTGGGGAGTGTAGTGCTTGCGTATGACCTTGAGGACTTCCATCTCCCTGTCAGTAAGGAGTGAGAGGCTAAGGCTGGCCTTGAGTAGGACCTTCTTGTCTAACCTCAGACACAGACGGAAGTTCCTCATAAACTCCATCTGTGTCAGGTCATGGGCTACGTTGCTTTGCAGCCAGGCCAGTTTCTCCCCTGACTCCCAATCACGGAACTCAGCGTCCTCTCTACGCCACTTCTTGACTGTACCGAACTGGACCTCAGCTAGGGCGCAAGACTCACGGACAGAGAAACCTGCTGCTCTGTAACTGAGGTAAGAGGCTTTCCTGGGATTTTTATTAAGAGGAATACGGGCTATGAGCATCTCCTCATAGTCGTCAGGCTCTATGTCTGCTTTGCCTGACTCCACGACTCGGACTCCCACTTCTTCGTCCTGGGGGTCGTCGTAGCTAATGGCACTAGGTGAGTGCCCACCGAAACCCTCTTGCTCAGCCATTAGAATATCACCTGAAACGGTTGCTCTCGGTATTTTATGAACCAGTTACCACAGGAGCACGGTCCCACATCGTTCGAGGGTATTTCGTACTCCTGCCAGTAGCGTCGTACCTCACCACAGCAAGGCAGCCTCGCCTCTAGCAGAGGGAGGCCACGGACACCATGTAGACTCCGTACAGACCTGAACCACCAAATAAATGATTTCAGGACTTCCCTGCTATCTGCGTGAACGGCTGTTATAGTGCTAGGCAGACGGACCGCCCATGAAGTACGCCTGCCTAGCAACGAAAGGAGATGAGTAATTGTCTTGTCCTCCATAATCATTATATCATATCCGAGGGCTAGTGTCAAGCATTATGTCGTAGTATACTATAGTAGTTGCTAGTATGGTGTAGTATGTTATAGTAATCTCCAGACCTCACGACCATTAACCCCCATTCACAGTATGTAAGTATGTGGGGTCGCCCTGAATTGATAATGTGTATATGCTGGTGAAGGGTTGACAACAACCCCCCACTATTATATACTGTGAATAGAAGTTAATAGTCGTTACAGGAGGAGCGCATGATAATAGGCATTATACACGTTAACAGGAAGAAGGGCAGACCCGGACAGTGTAAGCGTTGTAAGGAAACTATTGGTGTGGGAAAGGCCCATGTTGTAGTTATAGTCCGGTATGGTAAGGCTCAGGAAGCAAACTTTAAGATGAAGGCTGCCCAGGGTCAGGCGTGGACTAAGAAGGCAGGCTTGAAGTACAGAAGGCTACATCTGAAGGATTGCTTGTCTGAGTGGCTATCATTTACATACCTCCAACGAACTGAGGCCAGACGAGAGCATAAGGGAGGAAGGCCACCTCTACCTGATATGAGTCCAGAGGAGAAACTAACACGACATAGACTGGTACGCAGGCGAGCTGAGATCATCAGGCAAATTGATGCTACCGATGATAATATAAGGATAGTTGTGTTAGCTGACAGACTCCTAGAAATACAAAACCAGATGGAGGTGCCAGTGACCCCTCCGCTCAAAAAGAATATGCACAGAAAAATGATACTATCTAAGGTGCAAGGGAAAATTAACACGGCTAAGGAGGCCACTAATGGCGCCTTATTACACCCCACTGCCTGAGCGAGGTAATGAGGACGATCTAGCTCCCACAGAAGACACCGCATACTGTAGATGCTGTGGAGGCAAGGCCGAGATGGATGCCTTCTGCCTACAGTGTCACCACAAGCATGATGGGTGGTGTGCCAGAGGAGACGGCAAATGTACTAACTGTGGATACATGGTAGATGATGATGGTAGATGTGGCAAGTGCGGACATCAGAGAACCAGGGAGAATACACAGGTCATCGAAGCCACTCACTGTAACTACTGTGGTTCCACGTTAGGCAAGGAAGGCATTTGTGCAAGGAATGAATCACATAGACAACTAGAGGTATCGTGAAGGACCAAATAGTAGGCGTACTGATAGTCGCTGCTGTAATGCTCCTTCTGTTAGGCTTATTCCTGTTAGTCTCCTGGGGACTGGAAGGATATGATTCTCCAGGCTGGTGTAACCTATCAGACGGCTCATGCTACCCGTAATGGACAGGCTAGAACAGGCTAAGTGTCCACCTTCCCCTACGGGTGTCCACCATTGGATGATACCTAGTACAGGTGCGGAACCTATCGGACACTGCCAGTTCTGTGGCACTGACAGGCAGTTCAAAGGCTGTAGCAATTACGACTGGGTGGACTACCAAAAGGCTAATGCGCGGAACCTTGAGCTAGCCTTAAAGGATGCCAGGGATGAAAACTTATAAAAATCTCAAAGCGAGTCTTATTTTCCATAGTTCTGAGGCTAGGCGTGGTCATAGCTATAGGCCGTTGCTAGACTTGCGGTTCTGGTATCCTGGGGGTGGTATCCTGGTTCTAGTATACTAGTGCTAGACCTTTGTGACGGATTTCACACGGTTAGCGGGCATGAGAAAACCCCCAGCGTGGCGAGGACTACTGGGGGTTTAATGCTAACTAGGCCTAGTGGTTAGCTGACCTCATGCCCAGCGTTGATCAACCATGACACGATGGCCGCACGTCCCATTTTCCCGGTAAAGTCTGGGCGGAAGCTTGTCAGTGCGGCACTGGCGCTGTCGAAGGATTGGCCATCGACTGTCAGTGACTGGCCGCGTCCACCGCCGCCGCCGCCTCCACCACTACGCTTTGGGCTCTTGGGTCCGCTACTATTGACGATGATTTTGCCAGTCTCCTCGGAGCGTTCCAGCACTAGCCGGGTCACACCGAATTGCTCCAGCGCCTCGAAGTAGCCGACCACCGCGCCATTGGAGCGCACCTGGTCGTGAATGGTGGCTATCTTCTCAGCATTGAGGGCGTACTTGGCGCTCTCAATGGCCTTGGTAGCGCTCTTGTGCTGGGCCTCTGACTTGGTGACCACTGCCTTCGCAGTCTGTCGCGCGTCTGCCAGTTCAAGCGCCTTGTCAACGTCGCCAGACTTCACAGCCTTGGCGAACGCATCCTCAGCTTGTGTTGCGAGCTTGGCGTCAGTTTCCACTTGATTCGCCAAACGCGCAATTTTGGCCTCAAGATGCGCTACGGTTGGGGCCTCTTTCGTCTCGTCTACCATCTTGAACATCTCCTCTGCTACTAGCATCGCTTCTCTCGCCACTGATACCACCTTATACCATAGCGCGGTAGCTGTCAAGCGATTTTGGGCTAACTTGCCAATCCTTCACAACGGGCAATTCTACCATCAGGTTTTAGGGTTTGGTAGGCTATATTGTATACACGGGTTAGCAGTTACAGGCCGGATGGTATCGGTTCTGTAAGTATGCGGGGGCATGGCAGGTGTAGAACATAAGTTCTTTCGATTATGTCAAGCAGAACACTTGACAGTATCAAGTGAACCTGCTATAATAGAGGGAGTGTTGAACCGGCTAGTAGAGAAAGGAGATACCATGGCCTACG